AATCAACCGTGCCTTCCGCTGCCGACAGCCTGCCAGCTAAAAAGATAAAAAGGGCAAACACGGTGAAAAACATCAATTTAATAAAGAGATTCAACATTTTCATGGCTAACTCCCTAGGGAATAAATTTACTTAAGAAACCAAAAACGCCTCCCAGGATAGAGGCGAAGCCGAGTGTTTTGAGTTTGAACTTCGTCACATCCTTTTCCAAATCCCGGTGGTTATCCTGCTGCTCTTTGTCTTTGGTTGAAATATCCTTGCGCAGATCGGTGATCTCAGTACGCATGACACCCTGCTCGGTTTTGATCTCCTGGACCGTCCCTTTGATCTCCCCGATCAATAAAAGCAGTTGTCCGTCGCACTTGTCGCACATGTTCAGTCCTCGACCAGTTCGAAATGAATCAGGTCGTTAAAGGTTTGATCGTTCAGATCGTTGTCACCATCCCAGTCACCGCCCCAACGGATCTTAATCTCTAAGCATTTGGCAATGCCTTTGACGACACCCCCGAAAAAATAAAAGAATTTCCGATCCTCCCAATCCGGGATAGGCCAAGGTGCCACATCGATACCTTCAGAGGGCTTTTTGTTGTGCCTGCCCTTTGGGTACTTCACCTTGGATTTGCCCAGGGCGAACAGTTTGTTCTGCCGGGTTTTACCCCGGTATCCATCCAGAATAGTGCAATCGTATATCGGGACCACTGCCCTGAATAGCCGCTGCAGGTCCGGATGACAGGTTGCAAGCCGCCGCCGTGACCTTTTCCCGAATGATGCCATCTTAGGCCCCTTCAACAGGTAGATAAGGCACACCGTTGATTTTGACAAAATCCTTGCCGGTGACTTTGTAAGGGATCTTGCGCAAGAGTTTCTCGCTGCCGGCCGGTTTGTGGTTAACCACGTCCGCCAGATACAACTTACAGCCGAAGGCTTCCACCTTCTCTTCGAAACCTTCCACATCGGCAAACCACAAAAAGTCCTGTAAAGGCATCTGGCTGAACGAGCCTGCATTTTTGGCTGCGGTATTGATCAGATCAAAGTTCTCCAAGTCCACGCTGATATCCCCACTGGCTTTGACATCTCCATCGAGATATCCATTAGGCCTGCCGGCGTCCATCGCTTCACTGCCGCCGTCCTCAATCGACAGGGAGACCTCTTCCGCTTCAACTTCGATGCCGGAGGGCTCCATGGTGAAGCTCATATTTTTTCCGGATATTCTTTTTCCCATGTTGCTCCTTCAAATTGTGGCAGCTTTACTGCCTTTAAATATCAAACGGGATCCCGGACCTGAGTCCGGAATGACATTAACGATTATTCAGATGACAGATCCAGCACGATCCCTACCGAGATCTCCTTGGGGCAGTTGTAAGGCTTGACCTTCATGCCGATAGTGACCTCGGTTTTGCTGGTCCAGGTGATATCGATCGCATTATCCCCAGGCTCCATAATTTCGGCTGGAAACTCGACACCGCCAATCTTGCCGCTCTTGGCCATGGCCCGCAGAGGTCCGGCAAAATAGGATTTGTGGCTGGCGATGGATTTCTTGGTGCTGTTCAGTTTGCGATCGGCGATACGATTAATCGCTTTGATCCGCACCTGACGTGCCGCTTTGTCCACTACACGCAGATACTCAATCACTGAATAATCACCTCCGGCTGCCGACAGGGTGTTGCCGTCTGTGAAGTAATAGCCGTCAAAATCCTCATACCACTGGACACAGGTAAAGCGTTGACTTTCCAGGGCGGTCACCTGGGTCATGTCGTAAGCCACGCCCGCTGAATCCACCGGTTTGGCATCAAGTCCCTGTACCGGTCCGGTGATCACGCGCATGGGAGTATCGGCGATACTGGCCTTGATGGTGGCCAGTCTTCCAGCCAGTGCTCCAAGGTCCGTTCCAAAGACATTGGACACCACCATCACCCTTTCAGCTGCAACCGTATCGGTAATAGCTGCCATGGCTGCCTGATATTGCGCCCAGGTTTGGGTGGCCGGATCGATCCCGGCTGCACAACCGATGATAAAAACCCGCCGGGCCAGGCATCACCGGATCCGTGATCACAATATACTCCACATTCTTGGTGGCCATGGCCAGGTCGATGGCTGCTGCAAAATTAACCTTGTCATCGATGCCGACGGCATAGGCCTGCCAATCACCGCCCCCATTGAGCTGGGCGGCTTCCAGTTGTTTGACCAGGGTGCCCGATGCTTTCGCTCCCAGTAGATTGACCAGATCCGTCTTGGGACCAATGGCGTTGACAGCATTTCGGCCTGTGGCTGAAACACCGACATACAGTGCAGTTCTTTCAATTTCTGCAGTTGGCCCCTGGGCCAGGTTTTCATTTGTGACATTCACTTTTCCGATCGTCATGACTTCTCCTTTGTTAACGTTTGCTTAAATAGTGCTGCAGCCGTTCTTCTGCATATTTCATAAGTACGGGCAGATCCTGGCTTGTCACTCCCAACAAATGTCGACTGGGCAGGTAATAATACGGATTCTTGTTGCCGCCAACCCGGGTGATTTGCATGTCCCATTTAGCGATTGTCCGGCCTGCCTCTGCAGCAGTGTATGCTTCTTGAAACAATTTCATCACAGCTCTGCGCTGATTTCGGCCACTCTTCTCGTTTTCCTGAGCAGCACTAACCTGTTTCATAGAAACTTTTGGTTCCGGATCTATACCTTCGTTGTCCGCCTGCAGCACAAAACTAAAAAGAATTCCGGCCTGCTCATAGGTGCAGGGATCATCGCCCTTGACCCGTTTCTGCCTGCCTCTACCGATACTGGAGCTGCGGGCGACGAATGACTTTTTCATCTTCACACCGTGATGGTGCTCATAGGCCATTCTCCCTCTAAACCCCTTATAACCGATAACTGCTTCATCGCCCTGAATTTTGATAAACATGTTCTTGCGCTGTTTCAGTTTCAGGAACATCTTCTTTTTTGCTTCACGCTTGCGACCTACATATTTTTTCCCGGCGAGGTCGACTTGTTTAGTGACTCTTTTGCGATTTAAGGAGTCCGCTTTTCTGCCGATGGCTGTCATCAGCCAGCGTTGCTTTTTTGGATCCAGGTTGATGAAATCTTCCAGAAAGGAGTTCAGCTCATTTAAGACCAGCTTGTCTTCAATCACGGCTTAACTCACATCTATTGGTGGCAGAGTCTCATCATTGTCAGCTGTACTGACTTCTTCGTCTCCAAGCTCGTATTCCAGCCCCTTGTATCCAATCCTCGAAGCCTTGCTCCCTTCAGGAGACAATGACAAATGAACCTTTTCGTAAAACCAAAGATCGATGAACATATTGCTGGTGTCGTCGTCATAGGGAATCCCATTCCAACTGATCTTCGAATTTTCCAGCTCGTCCCGGTCCGGATCGTTCTCCTGAAGCCAGGTGATAATAAGACCGATCAGCAACCGGATATCGCCGGCGCACTCCTCGAAAACAAAATTGGCATTATAAGTATTCTCGTACAGATAGAGGCCATCATCCGCACTAGTGTCGCCCAGATACTCCGGAGTCCCGCTTTCGGCCCATGAGTCGATGTTTTCCGGGTTGCATTTTATACCGGCCTTTTTCAGAACTGCCGGATCCTTTAAATAGTCAGTCAGGGCTATGAGTTTTTCCATTAGACCACCGAGCTGAAGATTCCAGAATTAGATCGGGTCTTGTTTGTGCCCAGGATCCGCAGAACACTCTCCCGGGATTCGTTGTAATATTCCTGTCGATTCTTATCAATGGACTCCATGAAATCGGTAGCTTCCTTACGTTTGAAAAGAGAGACCAGCTCCGGATGAAGTTCCCCCATCGCAAAATTGAAGATTGCGCCCTTGTAGTAAAACAGGAGCTCTTTTTCCTCTTCGTCCGTGCCCTCATCAATGATGGCCTGGGTGACAGCATCCAGGGTGGCATTGCCCGCTTCAACCTGTTCGGTTTTGAAAGCCGCCAGGGACCCGTTGACACGGAAAATAGCACTGACCAGCTTTCGTTTGACCAACTCCGGAGCCAGATCGGCTTTCACCCTTTTGAGCTCCTGGAAGTCGCTGATCAGAATATCCGGAAAGAATCCATCATTTTTGATGGTGTACTCTACCGGATTTGAGTGCGTGCCTCCTAACATGGAAAACCTTTATTCAGATCCAAGCCAGCGGGCGGGCGGTTTACGAGTTTGCAAGGCGATGAATCGCCGACAAGCTCGAAAGCGCCGCGCCTGGCTGGCCGGGGAGTCATGCATTGATAAATTTTCTTTGTGATGAATCCCACGTCTTCTTGTACTTGCCGGCCAGGATGTTCTGCAGGATGGTGAAGTTCCCCTTGATCTCCGCTCCGTGCCCGAGGGCATCCCGCCCGATTTTCGCTGCTTCCTTGAGCTTCCCCTGGTCGATCAGGCTGTAAAACATGAAATACCAGTACCCTTCCCGGATCTTCTTGGGCAGCTTCCAGTCCTTGACCGATTTGAAAACCCGGCTAAAATAGGGCTCATATGAAAGACCCTGGTCCCGTTGTACAGCAGCCCAATCCATAATCCAGTAAAGTTTGAGGATTTGATAATCCTTTTTGGAAATGATTTTCTGCTTTTGAGCGATGTCGATCGCTCTGTCGACGATGTCCAGAAAGCCCTCGATATCACCGGTATCAAAAAGCCAGATCGCGTATCCATTGACGGCTAGGCTGTAATCTGTACAGGCAGCAGAAAGCACCCAATCGACATGCTCTTTGTACTTTTTGATCAGTGCCGCCTTGATCGGCAGCTTGTCCTCAATGGCCAGCCCCTTATAGGTGGCCATGTCCGCCTTGACCATTTCATTATAGGCTTTGATGTCCTTGGCCGAAGCAATTACTCCCTTGCTCGGTTGTTTCTTCGGTGCGGATTTCTTTTCTTTTTTTGGTGTCGTTTTCTTGGCTCCGCCACCTTGTTCCTGCTGCTCATAAAACTTTTTCTGCAGCTTTTTCTGATCGCTCAAAAGTCCCATATTCTCCCCTGGGTTATTCGTTAATTTGATTGAGAGGGGTGAAAAAAATCATCACCCCTTCAAGCCTTTAACCTTCAGTCTTCAGCCTAAGCAGACTGAGTCCGATGCTTGCGCAGGAACTTGATGTTGTTAAAAACCATCATTTTTTCGATATCCTCAACCACATTGGTGGCTTCGCAGTAGTTCCAGTCGACGTAGCCAACGAGCTCTTCTTTCTGCTCGGACTTTTTCCGGCGGGAGCCTTCCAATTCGTAATAGGAAAGGTTATCGAAAGAGGTCACCCAGAGACTGCTGGGATTCATACCGAGAATCCGGTACCCGGGCAGACCGCCATAGGTTTTCAAAGTCGACAGAATAAACTTCTGCTCAGACGGTGTGGCCGGATCCTGGGAGGCAAACAGCTTCTGCTCTTCAGCCGCCATCACATCCCGCGCCATCATCGTGGCCAGCCCTTTGATCTTGAGCTCGGGAATGCTCTCCACCCCAACTGATGCCAGGTGGTCCAGGTTGGCGAAATCGGAATACTGGGTAATGGCCGAGTCGGCATCGAACGTTTCCTCCGTATATGCCGAGGTGATCCATACTTCGTGCGCTGTTGAATCGGCCAGCAGGGTATGTTCCCCGTTATAGTTCGTGGTGCCGGCGATGACGATCTTGGCCCCGATAGCAAAGCCGTGATTGGCCAGGGGGATGCTCACTTTTCCGCCGCCTTCATCTGCAGCATCAATTCCATTAATCGGAACCACCCGCGAATCATCACCGATAATGATACAACCGGATCCGGGAATCCATTCGTCAAAAACGTTGTCCGGATTTCCGCCATTTTCCGCGGTCTGGGCCATGATTGCCGCAAAACCCAGGTCTACATTAACCAGCTTCAGCTCTTCGGTGGCCTGCGCTCCAGGATCAGCATCACGGGCAACACCTCGCAACGCAATTGCCGCATTTTCATCAGCCATCTGCTGCAGGTAATACCCGCGGTAGAACTTCAACAGGTCTTTTTTGTGATGCCACTGATCGATTCGGGCATAGGATATGATCGTATCGAACATCCGGATGGCAGTTTGATAGGAGGTTGCCCGGTTGGATGCCAGGTCTTTGGGTGCCCGGGTGCCTCGGTAGGTTCCGGTTTTGTCGCTTCCCAAAAAGACCTTCTGGCCCGCATTGGCCTTAACAGTGACATGATTGATCCGCTGCAGGAAGTTATTGAACTCCTGGAGTTCCTTGACAATTTTCTGCTGCTTTTCCGGAGTGATGGAAAAAGAGGCTCTGGGATCTAAAAATCCGTTGGATATGGCCATGGCCTTCATCTCTTTCTCAAAGGCGACCTGGGCTTTTCTTGACAGTTGCATATTGTACTCCGCTTGTGAGTTTGTTTAGTGGTGAAAAACAGATGGCTCCCTACCAGCCCCGCTCGACTCCATCAGAGAAGCCGTTGGCCTTGGGCGTGTCCTCTTCGTCCGGCTGCTCTCCCAGCTCCTCGTTCTCAGCCTCCAGGGTTTCGTTCTTCTCCTTCAGCTCCTTGTTTTCGGCTTCGAGGGTCTCGTTCTTCTCCAGGACCTTGCCCATCATGCCGATCATTTTTTCGTTCTGGACTTTGATGCCGGAGATCTCTTCTGCGATCTTTCCGCCATCGGCCTTTGGATCAACGTTCGTTTGAGTTTCTGAGGTTTCTTCATTTCCTGTGCTCGCAGCGGGTTCTGTTTTTTTGCCTGCAGCTGCCTGGTCCGTTTCTTTCGTCATGGCTTCACCTTTTAAAGTATTAATGAATAGTGTTCCTTCCAACAATTCGGCCATGGTCCCGGTATCGTCCACCATGTCCGCTTTCACAGCCTTCTCCCCTGTCATGATAAATCCCTGCCCGAAATCGCTCTCAACGGCCGCGGCGGTGACGTTTCGGTATAGCGCCACGCTGTCAATGAACTCGGCTGCAAGTTCATCGGCCAGTCCCTGGTAGGCTTTTTCCCCTTTAGGATCGGCCGGGCTGATATTCTTCAGCGGGGACTGCTTGGATGTAATCACGTACTGTTTGTATCCCCTGTTCTCCATGGCCTCGGAGTTGTCCTCGAACCGGAAAACCACACCGATCGAGCCCAAAAGTGCAGTTGGATCGGCGACGCAGATCCCGCAGGCCGCAAAGATCCAAAACCCGGCACTGGCACACATCCCCTGGGCGTAACCGATGATCTTCTTTTTCGACCTGGCTTCATAAACCATCCGCGCAAACTCAGCAATTCCTGTGATGACTCCACCCGGGGTGTTGAAATGCAGAATGATCTGCTTGCATGTTTTATCAGCCAGGGCTTCCTGGAAATCGCAAGTCAGGATCTTGAGGTTGGTGCCGAAGTACAGGAGGTTATAAAAGATGGGACCGTTGACGTGGATAATGGTTGTGCTGCCGATCTTCTGAGCATAACTGTGCCATTCGCGATCGGTATCTGCCACCAGGGCCTTGGGTTCGACATCCCCTCCCTTACTGGCCACCACTTTGGCAATGGAATCCAGGGCAGCGGGATAGATTGCCCATGTCTGCGGGTCGACTGTTTTAACCAGGTTCTCTTGCATGGCTCCTCTTGTTGAAAATTTAACTCCATTTTACCGAGCAAAAAGAGGGCTGCAAGTTTTTTAGGTGTGGAATAAAGCTATTCCACACCTAAAGTTTTTCAAGTTTGTTCGGGATTGAATTATGATGAGCACAAACATTGGAAAGGAGAGCTGTGGCCCATACAAAAGAGCAAATCAAACAGGTTGGAGAGCTGACCAAGAAAGGGCTTACTTCGGCGGCCATTGAACGGCAGACAGGCGTGGCCCCCAAAACCCAGCGCACCTGGCGCAGGAAATATGGCTGGGTGGCTGATTCTGATATCGTTAAGCAGCTGGAGTACCGGATCCAGGAACTCACGTTTTTGGAGAAACCCTCTAAAGAGCAGGTCAATCTTCTCGGCACTCTCATTGACAAGCTGGGAAACCTGAATGCCCAAAAAGAGAGAGCCGAGGAAAGGCTGGTCAAGCCCAAAGCTGAAGGCGGAGCGTTACGGAAGAAGAAAAACAACTTCTATGGAATTGATCTCGAGCAGGTTGGGCTGCCTCCCTTTTTCGAATACCAACAGGAGTTTCTCGACGATCTGGCCCGGGATCGTTTTTACCTGAAAAGTCGGCAGATCGGATTCTCCTGGGTGGTGGCCTGGGAAGCCCTGGTTGATGCCATGAAGTCCGGGAAGAACAAGATCTTTATCTCGGCATCCAAGAACCAGGTGGGGCAGATCCGGACCTACGTTAAAGAGTTCTCGATCAAGTACTTCAAGGTCCAGCTCACCGGTACCGACAAAATCACCATCATTAATCCCGAAGGGGACCTGGTCGAGTTTCATTTCCTGTCGACCAACAGCACCACCACCCAATCCTATCACGGCGACTTATATATTGATGAGTTCTGCTGGATTCCAAACCTGCGGGATCTGCTCGATACCGCCCTGGCCCAGGCAAGTCACAAGCACTACCGGATCACCTATTTCTCAACACCGTCGGTTAAGTCTCATTACTCCTATAATATCTGGGAGGGGTTGAACGAGTACGGGAAAAAGATGGATGATGAGATCTCCCGCAAGGTCATCACCATTTACGACGCGGAGAGAATGGGCTGCAACCTGTTTGATATGGACCGGCTTAAAAAGCGGTTTACACCTCGTCAGTTTGCCTTCCTGTTTCTGTGTGAATGGATCGACGATGAGGGCTCGATTTTCAAGATGGCCGATCTGGAGGCGTGCTACTACCAGACAAAAGTCCTCAACGAAGAGGGAAAGAAAGTTCTGGAGGATGCTCAGCTGCCAGGTTATCGAAAAGCAGACGGCAACCCTGTCTATATCGGGTACGATCCCAACGGTGGAGGAAAGAACGGCGACTCGGCCTCGATAGCTGCAGGCGAACACCGACCGGAGAAACTCAGGATCGTGGGCAGTCATACCTTTAACAATAAGTCCATCAACTGGCAGGCCGCCACCATTAAAAAATGGGTCAAGCGATACAAGGCCGGATTCCTGGGGATTGATGTCACCGGGATTGGGGAGGCCGTCTACAACCTGATCAAGGATCTGCCCCGGGAGGTGGATTGGCCGTTGACCATCAAGCGGTTCACTTACGATCGCGAAAACAAGATCAACCTGATCCTGCACATGGAACGGATCGTGGCCGGCAAAAAACTGGAGTTTGACTCGACCGAAAAGATGATCCTGCAGTCGTTTCTGGCGATTAAAGCCACAACGACCGGAGCCGGCAGATCAACCATCATAGCGGACCGCAAGAAGGGGATCGGGCATGCGGACCTTTTCTTTGCGATCGCTCACCTGTCATACAACTTTCCCATCGAAAACTCGCAGTTAAGATCTGCGGTTCCGGTGGGGGTCTCCAGCGGATCCCCGTCCGGACGTCGAACGTCAAAACTTAATTCTTCAGGAATGAAGAAAACCCCAACATCAACAACTATAGGAGTCTCCCGTGGCAGCAAAAAAGCATCGTGAAGCAACCCCCATCGGCATGGTCAGCAAGTACCTGGACACCAAAGAACCCTGGATCGAAGTCCAACAGGGAAACCTGGACAATAATGAGTGGCATAACCCACCGGTGGATCCTGATTTTTTGGCGAAGCTGCTGCGGATGTCTGCCCTGCATGAATCGGCCATCGATTTCAAAGCCCGCCTGGTGACCATGGGGTATTATCCCCACATCACAAACAAGCTCTATGTTGAACCATTGAAAGAGGGAGCAACCAAAGCCACTGTCCGCAAATACTACGAGACCCTGTATGAGTTTTACAAATTCTTTCCACTGAATGATTTCTATGCCTATCTGCACGATTCGTTCACTTTTGGAAACGCTTATCTGGAGAAGATCCAGAATAAACGAAAAACCAAAGTGGCTGGGCTCAGAAGAAGAAACGCACGTTTGATGAGGATCCTGACCAAGGATAAGGGGTTTGCTATTGTGATCGATGAGAATATCGCAAAAAAATACACCCTGGAGCAGATCATTCACAAGATCATGCCCTGCTCAGAATCCGATTATTACGGCCTGCCCAAGTACACCGGAGCGATCAACGACATCATTCTGGGCGATGCGGCCAGAACGCAGCGGATTCAATTTTATGATAACAACGGTTATATGGGGGGATTACTGGTTTCCAACCTGAAGGTGGATGATGTGGATGAGGACGGAGCCTCCAAGACCGAGGATAAGATTGTGGACGATATCAACACGGCCCAGACCCCCGGTAAGGGGCGGACGGTGCTGCTAAACCTGAGAGGGGATACTGATATTGATGATGTTGCCAAGGTGATGCAGTACATCGACACCACCGTCCAGTTGGCCAAGGATGATTTCAAGGTGACCACCGATACGGCCACCCGCTCACTTTACGAAGCACACCAGACCCCGGCAGAGTTGCTCGGAACCGTTTTGGAGAAGAAAGCCAGCCCGGACCTGAACAAGCTGCTGGCCAACTATTACAAGGTGGTGATCAAGCCGATCGCGGACCTGGTGATTCAGGAAATCAACTCGGAAATTTCTCCGGAGAACTGGATCGATTTAAGACCGGATTTTCTGGAAAATGTTGAAAATAAGGAGGATTCCGCTTGATAGCATGATTTTTCCCCGATAATATAAGGGGAAATCACGGAGGATTAATGAACATCATTAAAGCCCGATGCCCCTGCGGCAGCAGGGCATCAATCATCCGCACCAGTCTCATTGACTCCAAAACAACGATCCTGACAGCGCGCTGTGACGATGAAAAGTGCCAGTGCGTCTTTCAGATCTCCCAAGCCTTCCATCAAGTAATCATCCCCCCAGTCCCCCAAAGCCCGAATCCCGCAGAACAGCAACTGACGATATTCGAGAGTTTTAGATAAACCGGATAAGCGTTTGTTAACGTTCTGATTAAAAATTTGAATAAAATGAATCATGCAGCCTATTTTCAGGATCCCAAAAATATCGAGAAAATTATTATGCAAGAGAATAATTCTGGTGTACCAGACTCTGAACAGACCACAAGAAATATCGCAAGGATAATCTTTTGGATTTGTATAACTGGAGTTGTCATGTTCGTTGCCGGTCTTGGTATTTTGTTTTGTTTGAAAATAATAGGTGATCAACAGTGGTTTTCTGCAGTTATTGAAGCTCACTTTGTGGCGACTGTTAGGCTATAAATTTCTTGTTTGTTATCGGAGATCCCGATGCACTCCCGGATAAGGCTTTGTGTATCTTTGTCCTCCACAAGCAGATTTTTCTCAATTTGGCGTTTCTTCAGTTTTTCTTTTAGTTCCTTGTTATAAGTCATTTTTCACAACACACTGTAATGAATTAAAAAAACGAGTTTTGAGAAAGAACACATTTGTGTGTATCCATCATATTTAATCTAATTTATTAAGAGTTACAATCCATTCAACAGTACTTAATACTCGAACTCTAATGTAATATTCTCCGTCATCTATATCTTTTGACCTACTGTTTACTTCACCTGATTCTAACTCAGTTTTTCCAACAACAGTACTTTTATTATCTTCAGAATTTGTTAAACGAACAAGTAAGTATTTATCTTCAGGAACTGAATTTCTGTTTGTTGCGACTACGTTGCTTTCAAACCTAAATTGTGCTGTATTTAATTTGAATGTTTCGGAATCCTTAGTACCTTTACCTTTGAACATATAATAAGACATGCCGTCAGGATTTGATTCTTTACAGCCAGAGAAAGAACAAATAACAAAAATCAATATTAAAATCAGATATTTCAATTGTTGATTTCTCCAATTTTTTTTGAGTCCGATATTACTTCCCTGTGCTAGAGTCCCTTCGGCAGCAGGGCATCAATCATCCGCACCAGTCTCATTGACTCCAAAACCACAATCCTGACCGCGTGCTGTGATAACGAAAATTGCCAGTGCGTCTTTCAGATCTCCCATGACTTCCACCATGTAATCATCCGCCCAGTCCCCGAATCCCGCAGAACAGCAGCTGACTATCTTTGAGAATTGTAGACAAACTGGATAAGCGTTTGTTATTGCACCGATTGAAATCATTATATGGAAAATTTCAACTTCAAAAACTTTCCGAGGCCGATCATGAAAATAAAAAACTCGATAAGGTGTCTCCTGTTTTCTTCAATTCTCATGCTTGCACTATCAGGTTGCAAGGAATTGGGATTAGAATCAGATGATGACGAGGCAACCGGAAGTGAAACTACCACTACAACAGATGAAGGTGATACCACCACACCAATAGCTGAAAGCAATCTGGATTGAAATGATCCGGTGCAAGCTACTTCAAGAGATATCGGGACACCTTGCGTATTCAAGAAGCCGCTTTTCCATCCATACCTTTTTTATAAATCATCAACGAAATTTTCCATTTCCGAAAAAAAGTATAACGGATCAACCATAGTGAATCCCATATATAAAATCAAACATTATTTCAATCTATTGTTTAATGACTTGCTGATATTTTGTCGCGAATGTAGCAACTCGAAACGAACAAACATCCTATTTATAAGAACCTAGCTGTGTTTATTACACATCCGTAATTGTCGCGAATGTGTAATAATAATAAAAACTTTAAAAAATCTCTTGATTTAAGTAACTACTCAGGAGTGCGTCTTAGGAGGTGATTTTTTCGAGCGTGGCGTGACCCTTCAGTGCGTTGGTAATTGACGGCAGAATATCACGTCGGTTTTTTCGGCAGGTGGAAAGATAACTACGAATACGTGAAAAATATTGGGCACCACTGAACGTGCGAAAACAGCCAGATATTTTTTGTCGGACCTTCATCATACGAATGTCTTGTTCGGCAAGATTATTCGTAAACGGAACCCTGAAATCGTGTAGAAATCTCAAGATCGAGTCTTCATGATTTCGAAACCGCGCCAAGAGGTTTTGTTCAGTTGTCTTCTTTTTTCGTCCCCTTTTTTTTGGAGCATTTGGGTTCTCGACAAGGGGGTTGGCTTTTTCTCCTTCGGATATGATTTTTTGGTACCGGCGGATCCATGGTTTCTTTTTACGTTCCGATAGATGATCGGTAATGATTCGTTGTTCTTTGACATAGTGATTCATCTCTAACAAGAGAACGCTCAAACTTTCTGCCCAGATCTGGTTTCTCTCTTCATGAACGAACTTCAGCTCTCGAAGCAGATGCGTATTGCAAAAAGCATGATCACAGTCGTAATTGAGATAGGAGGGATAAAAATCATGGACAAGAGTTCCTCGGAATTCGGGTATAATGCCGAAGTCGTCCATTGCTTTGCGCCCCCTGTTGTGATGAATGCCATAGAATGTGAGATAATCGGTAGATGCTGAATGGAGCCATTTCCCATCGACCGAAATATTGAATCCGGTTTCATCTACATTTAGGACGGGTTCAACTCTAAGCCGCTCGATTAGATCGGTTTCGAAATCGGTCAAACGGGAATAACACTTTTTGGTTTCGGCGAACAGGACACCCTGGCTGACCGAATACCCGAATAGATCCTCGCACAACTGGCTGATTCTGGCTGCGGGGATAAAATGCTGGTGGTGGAGATACAGTAGAAAAGATTTCAGATTTACACCGTATTGGGCGGGTGCAGTCACGTTTTCAGGAAAAGCCGCTGTTATGATTTTTCCGCATGCGGTGCATTTTTTTATTTCTGCCTGGTACTCGGTAACTTCCAGCTTGGGTTTTGGCAGTTCGAAAACCTGTCGGGATTCATGATTGATTACCGGCTGGTCGCCCAAAAAGTGATGACAACTGCAACGAACGAGGGGCAAAACCAATGTCTGATCCGGCTGGTCGGTCCGCTCAAGGTTATGACCGATATGACCTGGCTGCCCTCCGGATTTACGGGTGGATTTCTTTCTGAGACTTTTTGGCTTGGGCTTTTTCAATCCGTCAGAGGAAGGCGGTTTGCTACTGTTTCTGCTGTTTTTATTCAACCGGGATTTAAGGTCGGCCACTTCGGCGGTGAGTTGCCTGACCTGGCCGGTTAAGACAGTCACTTGATCCGTTAATAAAGAGACCTGATCCTGCAGGGCCAATACATAGTCGGCCAAGGTTTCCGGCTCTTTTTCCGCCAGATTCAGGATTTGGTTTCGAGTGAGCTTCATGACGTTGCCCGCAGCTCGGATAGTTTGTTTTTGAACCCGGATACCAACGGGTAAAGGTAGATATCTTTAATTGGAACCTTCAGTTTGCTGTAACGGTCCTGGCGGCTTCGCCCTTTGGTTTGTCCGGTTCGAATCCAGTTAGCGGCTTTGTAACAGGTTCCCTTGAAACGGCTCCGGTCCACAAAGGTTTCTACGAGATAAAGTGAATGACCGTACTTACCAAGCCAATCCCGGTTCAGTCTTCTGAGAACCAGCCCGAGAACATGGCTGGCCAAGTGAGGAACCGTTATCCATGGGAAAATGAGAAACCGGGTGTTGTTGGTCATAAAATTGACATTCTGCTGACGTGCGGTATCAGACCAACCGATGAAACGGTCACGATCCTCTGTTTTCCAGGCAGCGGATCCAAAGAGAACACAACCCAGATCGCGACCGAATCGATCCTGAATCAAATATTTGATGTTCTCACCGACAGTGCGGTTAAAGCTAAGGTAATGATGGTGCAGGAGATAGTATTCGAATCGCTGGTTTTCCTGGGAACCTTTTTGAGGAACGACAATTTTCAACGGTTGGAGTTTTGCCAGTGATGTTGTAATGGGGTGTTTATCCGGTACGGTCTTTAAACCTGCTGCCGGTTTTCGTTCAGGGCGAATCATTGAAGTTCGCAGCAGTGGCAACTTTACCAGATCACGTTGTTCCAGTTTTAGTAATAGACTGCGTGCCGCAAAGGTCTTTAGCTGACCGGTTGCTGTGCGCCACTGCCAGTAGTGACAGATTTCCTTGCATAAACCATGGCGGGTCCAGGTTGGATGGTCTTTGATCAGTGTTTTTAACCAATCCAAATCGTCGGTACTTAATTTTCGTCCTTGGCAAATAATTGTCTTCTTCATGAAACAAACTATGCCACGGTCGAATGAGTTAGTCCAGTAAAAAGTTGATCAACACATGAAGTTAGTCAAAAAGGGCCAGAAGAGGTCCTGAGTAGTTACTGATTTAATTAATTTGTTTAGTAGAGTGATGTGGATTTTCCTACTTGCTCTGAATACAAGTAACTAGTCAAAAAAAAGGGGTTGGGGGATGAAAAAGCTTTCTTGCGATTACTATGGTTCTTTTTTTGGCTGTAAGAGTGAAGATGGGAGTGATGGGAAAGTATATCTTACACAAGATTGGACCATTGATGTAACAGCATTCAATGGATGTATGATAAAGTAGAATAACTGAACCCACTGAAAAATTAGCCGATTCATTAAAGAAATGGAGGAGGTCAGAAGGAATTTTAGATTCAGAGACTTTGACTTATTACTTCAAAGCATAAGCGCATACTACAGAAAAAGAGTAGGAGGTGATTGCCTTACAACTCCCAAAATTTTGCATGAACGACCTTCTTTTTCTGTCTGTACCTTGCATCATGAGATTGAAAAAAACTGGAAATGATTGAGTTAGTAAACAACAACTTCTATTGTCCAATCGAATTTAAAACAATCATTTCTGAAAATTTCACGACTGGATTTCAGATGGGAGCCGATTTTGGGTTTCCTTTCATCTCGTGATAATCGAATCCGTATTGATAAGCAGTTTTAAGTTTTAGCCGGGGTAAAAAAATGAAGAAAAAATGTATAATGCAGTATTTCGCAGTATATTTTCTTATTTCGCTATGTTTTGCTTCAAGTGGTTTTAAAGCATTCGCTGGGGGAACGGGGTACAAAGATATTCATTTTGGAGCGAAAATTGAGCAACTGAGGTCGGTCTGCCCTCAACTTGAAATATGGAATGACAACAAAGAAGGCTTTTGCAGGGATACTAAAATTTTTGGAGAACCTGGGTTGATTTACCTTGATTTTGAAAATAACACAGTTACAGGCATCCGCTTGGTTATTAATTTTAAAATGAATAAACTGAAAGAACTGTTAAATCTTTTGAAAACCAGATATAAAAGTTCTTTCAGTTCCGACTTGGCAATGTTTGAAAAAACCGGAGATATTGATAAATTTATAATAGTTTTTGAAGAAGGGAAATTGTTACTAAATGCAAGCAAAAACCAGTTTAAAGGCGCAAAGATAGTGCTTTCGTATAGAAATAAAAAATACACACAACATGATTGGGATAATATAAAGCAAGTATATACGAATTACAGTGATTATTAACCTTTCCGGCATGAATTCAAATAACAATGAATTTATATTCGACAAGACGAGCATAAAATTCATATAGCACGCCGATTCCAAATTTTATTGGAAAAAAGAATCACCTAAGCGAGAGGCGACCGGCATAGCGAAAAATTAACAATTGATCAGTCAATGAACAAACTACCGTCACCGAAAATGCAAAGTTCCGAGAACGCACCAACTCAACAACTCATTTCTCCTCAGGATAAACAGGTCGTTTATATGTTGCATCCCCAGGAGTTTGAAGAGGATGAGATCGATCTTTGGCAGCTTTTTCTGCACCTTGTGAAGTTCAAGCTTCAGATTATACTTGTTATGGCCGCATGTATATTCACATATGTGATTATTACGTTGATGTTCGGAAAAGTACAGTATACAAACAGCCTTATTTATAAACATACGAATAAGGGAACGCCTTTACGATTCTTACCAGAAGATCATTTTTTCCTGAAAAATGAGTTGACTAGAGCCAGGAGTCTTCTGGAATCGTATTGGGATATACCTGATAAAACTACGGATTACCAACTTGTTCAGTACTTCAACGGCCCGAAAGTAAAGACGCCGGTTTTAAGTTTCACGAAGGATGAAATTAATAAAAATGAATTTTCGCTCACTGTCACAACAGACAATCGAGGCCAGACGTTGAACGCGTTAGCGGACATATTTTCATATTCTATTCAAAGAA